AATATACACACTTTCATCATTTTTAACGGAAACTAGCATTGGTTTTCCACTTTCATAAACGAGACCTAAATTTTCAAATAAAATAGTGACAGGTAATCCCATTACACACTGTGTACAATAAGGTATTAAAGAATGATGTATTCCGTCAGGAACCGTCTTCATTCGTGTTCCTTTGTAATTGAAAACTGAGCGTGGTGCGTCAATTTTTAACTGCCGTATTGCATCGTCTTTTGTTTCTAATCCTATCAACAGGTCTGTATCGTAAAGTTTTTTATCTACAAAAATAGTACACATGTATTCCGGAAGTATTTTTTTGCAGTTTATTTTACCAAAAGTTAGGACATCCACAAATTGATATGACATTTGTTTATCGCGTATAAAATTATTTGAATGCTTCCTTTCTTATTTCTTCCACAATTTCATAACTATTTTCTTCATTCATCATGTCTATATATTCCGAAGACTTTTTTAGTGCTAGTTTTTCATTTGCAGTATTTTTTAGTATCCATTTTGCTTTATCAAAGTTTCCCCTTTCAACTTCTTTAATTGCATTTGTTGAAGAGTCCAAATACGTTACAAGTGACTTGAAATCCGATACGCTATTTCTTTTTTCTTGTTTTTCTAGTTTTTCTAGCTTCAATATTTTTTTTTTCATTATAAAAAGTTTTATTACTATATTTATAATTTTTATAAATCAACAACATACCACTTTAACATAATAAAAAAAAGTGACAAATACACAAAAGTTGTAAATGGTCAAAAATTGTAAATTGTTAATGTTTTTTAAGCCATTGTTGAGGAGGATATGGAAGTTCTGAAGCGTCGGGTATCGATTGTGAAATCTTAAATGTTACACTGTTATTTTTTTGTTTAAGATTGTTCGTTGCAAACTTACACAGAGGTCCAATTGGAGGATGTCCAATTGGAGGAGGTCCAATTGGAGGAGGTCCAATTGGAGGAGGTCCAATTGGTGGAGGTCCAATTGGAGGAGGTCCAATTAGAGGAGGTCCAATTAGAGGAGGTACAATTAGAGGAGGTACAATTGGAGGAGGTACAATTGGAGGAGGTACAATCGGTATAACCGGTATTGTTTTTTTAAATTGTGGATCCAATAAATCAAGTCGATCTTCTGACATTGTGAAAACCATACTACTCGTGTTTGTTTCCATTTGGTTTACTATACTTTTTTCATTTTTGTCTATTTTCTTTACTTGTTATCATTATATTTTTTGAAAATCAGTTTGAATTTTGTTTCCATATTAAAACACACTAATGATGACACTAAATGATTTTGTAATACAAACTAAAAAAAGAAAAGGTTCAATTGTTAACAGTACATTTTCGTTGCCCTTGTCTTCCATGACATATGAGGAAAGATGTGATGAAATTAAAAAATTAACTCTTCAGGCAAAAGTTGGTTTTGGTACTCCGCCTCCTCCATTTAAAGCGTTTCGTATAGAGAATGATAGGTTTTATTTTCCTAGATTTTATGGGTTAGAACGCTTCGGTGAACCAGAAGTAGATGAACGTTCCAAGGGAGATACAATTGATCTGGAGTTTAATGGAACATTACAAAAACACCAGGAAAAGGCGATTGCTACTGTTATGGCTAGATGCTATGCTCCAAATAAGTCAAAGGGGTGTATTATGGTAATTCCATGTGGTAAAGGGAAAACGGTTACAGCTTTAAAACTGGCTCAAATGATGAAAAAAAAAACAATAGTTTTAGTACACAAGACTATTTTAGCAGATCAATGGGTTGAACGAATGGAAACTTTTCTACCCGGATGTAGGATCGGTAGAATACAAGGGGATGTCTTTGACATAGAAGACAAAGACATTGTAATTGGAATGATTTTAACAGTTGCCAAAAAGGGATTCAAGTCCAAAATGTTTGACAGTTTTGGGTTTGCAGTTTTCGACGAGTGTCACCATATGGCGGCAAGAGTAATGAACACTGCTACTTTATTGCTTAATGCAGAACATGTTCTAGGATTGACTGCAACAAAGGAAAGGGTGGATGGAATGACGGAACTATTACATTGGTCATTAGGATCTGAAGGGTTTCGACACGAATGTAAACAGGAACTTACACATGTATCTTGTATGGTATATAATGATGGGAACAAAAAAGAAATTTATTACAAAGATGGTCAACCTGCTATGAGTTTAATGTTATCAAATATAGCAAACGATGAAAAAAGAACACTTTCCATTGCTAACAAAATGGTAAAATATTATAACAACGATAGAAGTCTTATTGTACTTTCCGATCGAATCGCTCAACTGAAAATGTTGACATCAATGATTGTTGCATTAGGAATCCCGGAAACTTCTATAGGAATGTTGATAGGAAGTACACCTAAAAATGTTAGAAATGAAACTTTAAAAAAAAGAGTATTAATGTGTACTTACCAAATGGCAAATGAAGGTTTGGACAAACAAGAGCTAGATTGTTTAATTATGGCTACTCCTAAAGGAAATTGTATTCAGGCAATTGGAAGGATTCAGCGACCTTGTGAAACAAAAAAAACACCACTTGTGCTTGATGTAGTCGATAGTCATTCTATATTCGGAAAACTAAAAGATAAAAGGATGAACATATACAGACAAAATAATTATAATTGCCAAACATTCAATTATGAAAATAAAACAGAAGAATGGTTTGAATAAATATTGTAGTACATATTTTTTTTTAATGTATGATTGTAAAACTAAGTAGAAACCAAATGCCCAAATCTAATAATTTTGGAAGTATTGGTAATACATATGATCATGGTAAAGGTGCATCTAAAATTGCATCTGAAAACATGAGAAAACAAAGAGACCTAGTAATAGATGATTTCGAGATGAAAGAAAACAAGTTTATATTTCGTATAAGAGGAAGAAAAATGATGACAGTTACCGCAAAAGGTGATATAAAAAAGAAGATAGTTTCTAAACTATGTGTTCCTGTACCCGTCCCAGAGAACCCTAATTTGTAAATGGAAGGCACACACTTCCATTTTTAGAGGAGCTTACGGAAACTTTGTCTCCAGTAAGTTCCGTTTTTAAAACATTACATATATTTTGGTTTTCGTCTTGATAGAATGAAACACCAAATCCTTTGTCCATACTTAAACATTTAGTTTTCAAATCATTGTTTCCTAATTTTTCATTAAAATAATGAGTTTCTGTTTCATTTTCACTACTAAAATCTTGTTTATTTGTCTGACATAAGTATTGTTCCGTTGTTTTGTAATATGGGTTGTTACAAAGTTGACCCGTTTCAATACTGTTATAACTTGTTACTGTGTGAATACACAATCCATTATTATCAAACTCATCACAAACCTCAAAATTTTTGTACTCATTCCCACATTGTTTACTTTTTTTCATTATTTTTTTTGTTTCACTATGACTTTCCATCCACAGTTGTGCATCTTTCAAATCTTCTTCATTTAATATAGGTCTACAAACCGGGTCCGAATTTGCCTTTATTGAAACACATTGACCGTGATACTTGTCTTGATTGTAACCACACGGGTTTCCAAGTTCTTCACATGGTGTCGGTGCAATAATTTTTTTGTTGTCTTTATCACTATCAATAACTACACTTTGTGCCCATTTAGATTTTGTCTTGAGTATAGTATCAAACTTTTTTTTATCTATTTTACGAACCATTGCTTCATAATCTGGCTGTGAAGTATATGGAAATGCGGCCATACGTTCACTAAAGTTGTTTGGTATCAATGTGCATTTATCATATACGCTAGTTACAACATGTATTTGATTCTCACACTTACTTGATCCACTTTCTTTGCAAACTTTTCCCGTGTCATTTGTTATTTTTCCACATTGGACTGGATCTTTATGGAACACGGTAGCAGTTCCATTGGGAAACTGTCTCATTTCTTGATGATAACACATGTTCATTTCGTTTGTTTTATCGAAATCTACCACTTTATCTTTAGACATTTTGTATAACTTTTTATCCGGTACCTTTTGTTCTGATTTCGAAACACATACAATAGATTTTGTGTCTTCGTGTTCATAACACTTGTGTTTTTCTGACGAACACATGAAATCTAGTTCAAATGGTACATCTGTTATTTCATATGAGACAGGTTCTTTTCCAGGTACGACTCGTATATCGCTTCCTTCGCGTACGAGAGAATGGCTAGGTCCACAATGTATGACATTGAATTTTTGTTTACTAGTACCACCTATAAAACCACCCTTTACATTTTCGAGGTTACTCTCTCTTAAATCTTTCAAAGGTTCCATTTTACAATCATGTACAAAATAATTGAGGTCAAATATAATTTTTTTTTCTAAAAATTAAAACAAAATGTTTCTGGATTCTAAAATACTTTTTTTATTTTCTGTAAAATGCTCAAATTATACAGACATACAAACATTGACACTAATATCGTCGTTTGAAAACTCTCAACACGGTGCATCTTTGTTGAGACTTTTAAGTTGTAGCAACTATGTACCTAAAAATGATCCCTTTGCAAATATAGTAGAAACTGAAATTTTCAATGATTTGTCAACGGGAGAGTATGAAAATATCCATGAATTAGGGTACAATGGATATAATCTTCCTTATTCTTTCTTAACTTACTTGGAAAATGCTAAACAATTACCACCATATGTGGCTATCGTGAAAAACAAAATGATATTTAGAGAACCGATTGATCCAATAAAACTAGGCGTAAAACCTGGCAATGCAGTATCGATTAGAAAAAAAAATTTTAAAGGTATTGAAACTATTTTAAAACCTCATTTCTTACCTAAAAATGAATATCCTTATTATGACACTGGTGATGTAGTTATAATGCATTCTAGTGATGCATTAAATATAGCAAAACTTTGGTTTTCGTATACTTTGAAAATAAGAAATATTGTACTCAATAATAATAATTACGGTTCTTTCTTCTTGGAAAAAAAAGAAATCTCTAATTTGAAATTAGAACAGGTAAAAATGAGTTCAGAATTATACGGGTACATTCTTGCATCTTCTGAATACAAACTACATTATACAATGTCAGAGGAACTTTTACTCTTTTTGAATGACACACCATACCTTCAAAAAAAACCCTATATAATAAGTTTTGAAACTCCTTTTCAATTGTACGAAAAAGAGTACAACTTGAACAGTTATAAAGATGTTGATGATTACTGCGACAACGCACAACAACTTCCCGAAATAAAACCGAATTACACAAAAAAAGAAGCAGTCTCACTAGAAGCAATCATTTATACTAACTTGGCAGTTTGTAAGTATTCTCAAAACTGTGAATCAATGTGTAATGAAAAGGAAACACAAAACATGAAAGAAATACTTAGTTATATTTCAAATGATTGGAAATGTAAGGATGAACATGATAATTGTGAAGCATGGGCTATACAATCGGAGTGTGAATCAAATCCCTTGTTTATGAACAATGTTTGTACAAAATCTTGTAACAAATGTGAAGAAGAAATTATTAAATATGATAATCTGGAACTAATATTTTTACTGACACTATGTACATTGATTTTAATTACATTTAGCTACATGTACAAATATAAAAATAAAAAAACTAAAATAAAAATCTAGTTGGTATATAGTGCACGTTTTATACAAATAAGTTCATCCAACAATGTAGAAGACTTTGACAACTTGTTCTGGATAGACTTTTTCATATCTTCTATACAATAAAAATCAGCTTCACACAATAATTCTTCCAGAGTATTTTTATCGTCAGGAAGTACTTGTGATCCTCTTAACCAGTTCAATACATATCGAAACCATGTTGGATCTCTATCAACAACTTTTACTTCATCTTCTTCTACCTTACTACATAATCCCCTAAAAAATGTATCTTGTCCAGTTAATGTTTCCACTGATGTTTGGAATATTACCCCACCTATGTTAAGGTATACCGACATTTTATAAAATGTCGAAAAAAAATAATAAATTCTAACGCAATTAATTGTTAATTGTTTTATATTTGGCCAATGTGTTAAATTCATAACCTGTGGGAACAGGTTCCTTTCTTTTTCTTTGCTTCTTTTCTGGTTTTTGTTCAGATGTGTCGTGTGTTTTATTTACAACTTCATCATTTTTTTTATTTTTCAAAAAGTCTTCATACAATGGCCTATCCGGAATATTTGAAATATCTTCTTCGCCACAATTGTCTTCATTGTTTGTACTCTTTAAGAATAACTCGTGTTTGTCTGAAGCTTTAGACGCAGAACGTTCTTCTACTACCATGCAATATGAAACAAACGGAGGTTTATTTATGCTACAAATATTTTTCATTGTTCTAAAAGTTTCTATACTAAAAGGTCCCCCGAATTTAGTCAATGTAACTCTGGGTGGGGATTCTATAACTTTATTTTTTATTCCATAGACTTCTCTCAACATACGAACAAAAACGTTGAGATGTTGACCTCTGTCATACGTAGAATTTTCTATAATATAAGCTTTTCCACAATTTGCCGAACAAAAATTACCATAGACATGATATACTTGTTCAACAGGGTCATAAAGTCTTGGTATCTGTAACCGTTCTCCATCAAAACATTCACAACAGTGCCAACAATCTACATTTTTATTTTCTAAACTGTGCATGTGAAAAATACTTATATTGTCATGCTTCGTAACACCTCCCATACATTGTACTTCTCTAAATAAAACATTGGAAGATGGTAAAAATAAACTTGTTCTCCCAAATGCAGATTTTCTAATAGTAAATTCATTTCTAGGTATAACTTCGTCCATTTATTTTTAATGTTAAAATATTTTAAACTGATTTAACGTTTTAAATTTAAATAACCATATTACTTGCAGAATTAGTTTGTAGAGAATATGATATCACAGATTCTTCTGCAAACTTGTCTTTCAATGTTTTCATAGATCCTATATTTGATAGAATATTGTTACATACTTCATTGTCAGAAACTTTATACTTGATCCACGGATCCGATTTTTCCAAATCTTCAACTGTGTGTATTTCATGTTCGTCAAGCCATATCAAACATGCCAATGTACCATCTACAATATTTTTGAGTGCAGTATTTTTAGTTTCAGATAATGCATCATATCTGTATGTAATTGCATGTGTGTCTTTGACGTCAAAATTATATTTCTTTCTTTCTTCACTACTAAGATGTACTACATTATCTGATGTAAGTTGCATTATAAAGTCAGTTCCTACAATTACATCTAGTTCGACGTTAATGCTCTCACCGGTTACCATTATACTTGAACGTTTTCCTAGACTCGAAACTTCTCCTTCATAAGTTCCACTTACAACTTTCAAACCAGTTTTATCATGGATTTCTTTTCCAAATAACATTCTAGCAACGTTTGCTATATGTGCTGCATTGGAGTCTTTCTTTGACACTATCGAAAATGTGGTTGCAGATGGTTCATAGTGTAATTTTTGGAATGCTGCTCTTATTAGTTTTCCACGAATATCCAAGTGTTTGCAGAGTTTACATTTCTTGTAATATAAAGGATTTATAACAAATGATAAGTCTGTTTCTAATATAGGGGTACTACTGTCGAAACTAACACTTAGTTCTCTCCATGTTTTGAACTTTCTGGGTTTGTTTGTGGGTATTGTGAATGATACATCTAAATCTACAACACCATTGTACAAGTTCTTAAATTTATCCGAACCGGATAAAACTACTTCTGTGTTAGATTGGGAGTATTTTCCGAATACCGCAGTAGAAATAGCCTTTACAAGTCTACCTATAAATCCACCAGGAATTGGTTTTTTACAGATACTACATTTCTTCAAAGTTGTAAACCCAGGAATTTGAGCTTCTGGTATAGAAACAACAAGTTCGTTTCGTGCACGAATAACATCGAGCTGTTCTTTTACAGTTTTCTTACAAATTGCACTGTCACATACGGTTTCCTGTACTTTTATAGGCATACTTGGGGGACTCATGTACTTTTTATAATCATGATCTACTGGTTTACATATACCATGTGCACATCCATCAACCGGAAGAACCGCTGGACAGTGTTTGTCTGGGTTAAATACCGGACATTTTGGAGGTCTTTTAATAGGTTTACAAATTGTACTAGAGCACGTTGAGGGAGGTATTACTGGAGGTAATGACGGTGGACATACGACAGGAGCGGGAGGCGGAGGACATTTTTTTATAATAGGTGAACAAATAGAATTCGAACATTTTGGTGGAGAAGGTGGGTGAGCTGGCAGAGAAGGAGGGCATACGATGGGTGCAGGACAGTCGTTGCACGTGTAATTTAGAGAAATATGTGCTTTGCTGTCTTCGCAACAAGCAGATTTTCTATAAATTTGCTTAAAAGATGAACACTGATAGTCCATTGTAACCGCAAATCCTTCAACACTTGTAAATGTTAGAAGAGTCAAGAATCGTAAAATTTTCATTCTCTTTGTTTAAGCATATTTTTTTTTTTATTGTACGATAGGTCAGAGTATTCGTAATTTTTTTTTTTTTATAATTATATAGTAAATAAAATGTCTGTATGTGCAATATGCATTGATGAAATCGAAAATGAATCTTCTTCTTGTATTTTGCCCGGTTGTGGCCATCAATTTCACACAACATGTATTTTAAATGCTGTCCGGTTTGATACCCGTTGTCCTGTGTGTAGAAATGATATTCCAAACGTTGGATCAAAAAATACAGAAATAATCAATGATCCGACGGTTTCCTTTGAATCAATGGTTGAAGAATTTAGACGAAACAGAATCCGATATATGCAAAGAAAACGAAGAATTATAAACAAGAATATAAATATTAAAAATATGAATGAAAATCTAAAAAAAGAGAAAAAATCTTTGAGAGTTTTAGAAGATGAAATGCAAAAAATTTGGGACTATAAAGTAAAAGAAGTATGGAAGACCGATTCTGAAGTTTTTAATGTAAAAAGTAAAATAGATTTTCAAAGAAGACGTTGTTCAAGGATCGAAAAAAAGATAAAAACATTTTTAAGTGATAAAATAGACCCTCCTCCTGATTTTATGGAAGATTTTCTAAATATATTGAATTAGTGAATTAGATTTTGAGTAAATATACTAAAAACATATATAAATGAAGATTAAGTTTGTTATATGTCCAGAAATTCCAAGTCATATAAAATCTACAGATTACAACTCTAATTTAAAGTTTAGTAAAGGATCTCATGACTGGAGATCACTTGCATCTGAATTATATGCATTTGAATATATAGGGATTAAAACAATATTGTGGGAAGAAGACGAACTAATAACTAAATATGCTCAAAAAGGTATTAAAATACCAGAGTGTATAGCTGTAGATCCGTTAGATCCTTCCAATAATATAAGTGTTGAAGTAAAAAGAATTTGTGGAAATAGTCTTCCTCTTGATTGTAGCGGACAAATAAGAAGAAAACTTAGAAATAGAAGAGATCAAATAACATGGCCATGGGGAAAAACTATTTTGGATTCTTTTTTAAAAGCTCATCCTATTATAATTAATGAAATGAATGTAAAAACCCATCACATTATATTTGTAGTTCCCAACAGCTTGAGTAAAAAAAATTTAAACAAACTATGTAGGCATGTTTATAGTCATATTTGCGAAAGGTACTTGGACATATTAAATTGTGACGCAGTTATTCATATAATACAAGGAAATGACAATATGTTCGACAGATTTTAATTTTTTTTAATACCAAGCCTGAAAATATAAACATTTAGTTTTTTTACAGTATATTATGAAACATATTTGATATTGGACCCTCGTTTGCATCAAGTATAAAAGTTAAAACTTATCTTTCTAATTAAGTTTAGACTCCGGTGAGATTTACTAACTTGGTTCTTGTGGAATAGAAGGAGGTACTTTACCTTCTATATCTATTTGAGAGATCGATCTTTGACGTTGCTTCATAAATGCTTCAACATCTTCTTGGTTTGATTTTGGTTGGGAATCGAGATCTCTTGCATATTTACTTATACTTTCATCATTTGTTTCCCATGGATCATAATTATCTTCTTCTTCTTCTTCTTCTACATTTTCACCAAATCCTATATATTGTTGTTTGTCGCGATTTCTATTTTCCGTTGTATCGGTATGCTCATTTTCTATTTTGGAGGAAATAGTGTTTTTCGAATTCAACTTTTGGTTTCTAACTTCTTCTTGTAAGAGTTCTCTTAAAAATTGAGTACACAAACTTCCCTTGTAAATTTCACCATTTTCCTTGTCTACGAGAACTGGAGTTCCTGTCAACCAATTTGGAAATTGTACATTTTTTTGTCGTAGCATATCACAATTTTGAACATTGAAAAGTTTGGAAGGTAAAGCATCAAGCATTTTCATACACATAATCGAACCTTTACAGTAGATGTCTGGTTTTGTTTTGTCTGATGCAATATACAACACGTATTTTTCCATTTTTATAAATAAAAATAATTATTTTGATTATATGTACGCATAAGGAGTAAAAAATAACAACTTTACTAACACTTGTTGTAAAAGTGAGTGATACAAATTTGAGGTAGAAAAAATATTGACAGTCAAAACATGTACCATAATTTGTGAATGAATGACCTGTATGGTTCTTCATAATCAAGTGAACTGTTATAGTGTTTGTCATTCAACTTTTTAAACTTTTTAGACATACTTTCAACATCGTCCTCCAGTGAAAAATCATCAACTATATTTTTTTCTTTGGGTGTGAAAGTAGGAGTACTACTCGAACTTTTTCGTTTACCTTGTAAAAGAGGTGGTTCTTCTTCTATTTTTATGGGTGCTAATGAGGGGGATCCTTTTGTTTCAAACAAATCAGTATACAAAGATAATTGATTTTCAATACTGATTGACGATACATTTGGTTCAATTGTCAGTTTTTCCATTTTTTTTAAAAGTTTATAACTAGAATCTTCAGTATTCACAAAGTATGTAGAATCTTTTACAAACCATCTTGCACCATCAATACTTTCTTTGGATGTTATTTTAGCCTTGCAAAGTTCTCCATCAATATCTATATACACAATGTTTTCTTTAGTTACATCAATCATATCTTCTTGTTTAAATTTTTTAGGATCATTACTAGTTTTGGTAAATATGGTAACATACTCTCCCATAACTTATTTTAATAGTCGTAAAAAATATTTTACACTCAACAATTTGGTATAGTGACTGAATTTTTTTGGGGTGGGTAAGAGAATCGCGGAATTTTTTTAATGATAAACAAAGTTTATATTTTTAATATTATAATGTTATACTAATTCACATGATTCGTACAATAAACTATTAAACTCACAATATTTTTCTAGCACTATCTGTTTTTATAGGAACTAATTTTGCAGTCATACGAAACACTAATTGATCTCCATTAATTCTAGGTTTTTGTTTTTGTGTTATATCACTAAGTTTTACGTTGTGATCATCATATTCGAATTCAGGAACATCTTCAACTTTACTTATTGTACATTTATCTAAATTGATTAAGTCGTCTCTACGTAGTTTAACACCTTTAAAACTAACAGTTGATAATAATATAATATTTTCGTTTATCAAAGCACCTATCATATCATCAGCAACACTATTATCTGAACTAGATCCTTCAACTACAATACTTGTATTTACACAGTTGAATTTCACGTTTTCAACTTCATCAGAATCAGGACTTTTTGATTTATACATATCAAATATTTCATGTTTATTAGCTCGCATTAAAAAACTTATAGTAATAAAATTAGCAGTGCCATGAATGACTGCAACAGAAAGAGCTTTTCTTTTTCTTGATGATTGATGTGAAGCTGCTCTAAAACAAATTGTATCTCTCATTTATATATACATATAAAAAAATTTGGTCTTAATATTAGAATCATTTATGAAAGTTGTTAAATGTAACTTTTCATAATACTTTTATGTTGTTGCCTGGTTAATATTCTTAAAATTAATAATACATTGGAACCTGTGAATTCGACTGTATAGTAAAATATACAACAAATTTCTTCACCATGTACCCCAAAATAATATTAACGGAACCATAAAATGTTTGAGCGTGTAACACATTTATTAAAAATTTTTAAACGAGATTCTTATTATTACTACTTGTTTTATCGTGTTTCAAACTGTAAAAATCATTCTGATATCCTAAAGGTTTTAAAGAATATATCGTTTTTTTACTACTACACAAACACTGATGAACTATCTAATGTACTAACAAATGCATTTAAACGATTTCCATTGTCAGAAGAAAAAGTTCAACTATTTTCTTTATTACAACAAAAATATGAACATACGCTTGGAATCGAAAATTTTGTAACTACTTTGTTATGGACAACCATTCTTAAATCAATAGAAGAACGACAAAAACTGTTGACATACAACTCTAGTAGCTCTAGTACAGACTAAGCATTGTTATAATGTATAAATGGACCATAACACATTGAAGATAGTGTATGTCTAATTTTATCGAAATTCGTATCCTCGAGTATTTCACGAACCACTTCTTCTGGTGTTTGGCCTGCTTTTAAATTTCCAAATATACTTTTGAATATTGAAGGCGAAAACCCAGAAAGTAATACGGTATTTTCTTCGTTTCCGACTAAAGGAGAACCTGTTGTTTGAGAACTCACATTCCAAAAAATAATTTTCGGAACATCCCATGGTTTCCCAATTGTGTTTATGCCTTCTTCGTGGAACAAATCCTTGAAAACATTATATGTCGTTTTTTTTTTATGAGCCATATCAAACTGCATATCGGAAACAATCATAAGATCCGGAAGCTTTTCAACTTTGAACTTTTTAGCAATTTGTAAAATTTTCTTCATTGCATTCATAATATTTGTACTAGCACCCCATGAACTTTTGTACAAGACATTTGTTTTTTTATGAATACAGTCCAACCCTTTTAAATCAACAAACTGTGAATCTTCGTCAAATGTTAAAACAACATCTTTAAACTCGTTTTCACATAGTTCTGAAAATAGTATTCCAAGAGAAATTGCAACTTCCATAGGTAATCCAGTCATGGATGGTGAAACATCTACCATAACGAGTGTATTTTTTACTTGGACAAATTCACCTTCATCATTCGACAACTTTTCCCTCAATGAAGTCCACTGTTTGTTTAATACGTCTATTTCCTCTTTCGAAATGGAGGTATTTTTTATACAAGATTTTACTATGGAATAAGGAAACAGTTCAGATCCTTTTATCTTTTCTGTTTTTTTCAAATTTTCGGATGCCTCTATTCTATCAATTGTATATGAACGATAACCATCACCTTTCAAGGGTAAATTCAAAAATGCTTTTCTGTTTCGATTCATACACAAAGATGAAACTTTTCCGAAATCTATTTTACTATAGTTTTGGGAACACATAAACACTTCGGTAGTTGTTTTAAGACCTTGTGTATTTAAGTAAGAGATGACTTTTCTATATTTTTTCATTTTGTGACCCTTTTTGGTACCAGTAAACATTTTTTCTGCCAGTTCAAATGCTATATCTTCGAATTGGCTCTTTTCTCTTGGCATATACTTTCCTACCATAGTTTCTGTTTTTTTATTAATCTGAAGAGATGTGTAATCACTCATACAATCAAAGGCCAATATGTCAATTATATATGTTTTTATGTACATGAGACACTTTTCATGTTTTATCAAGTACAAGAAATCCTTGTAATATCCATAATAAGGTATTAGTTTCAACAACTCAAAACATGTTTCCTTTCCCATTACAACTTTTTCAAAAAAAAATGATATTGCGTGAAACATGTCATAGAACAATTTTCTTTCACCTTTTCCTATCATTCTTGTCGCACGAGTTTGGAATGCAAGTACTATGACATCTACCCAAACTTTTGGATTGGATGTACTTGACAAGAGTTCAAGTGTCTTTTCAAACACATACTCATCGTTAAGATCCCTAACAAGTTTGTAATACAAACTTACTAAACTACTACTCATCGCTTCTTCAGTATACTCTAATGCTCCGTTCCAACCTAACTGAACGGATTTTACTCTTCCAAGAGCTTCTGAAAATGAAATACCTTCCATATTTACAGGGTATACAAATATATATCATTAAAATTAAAAACTGATTTCATATTATAATAAAGTATTAAAATACCATTTATGTCAAGATGTTTTTTTATTCGACTTAAGATGAAACATACAACAAGCATGCGTTTTTGGTCGCATTCCGCAACCAAAAACTTTCGTAAACAAAAAACACCAACGAAAACCAAACAAGTATGCGACCTATGAGTGTGGCGTACTGTGTATCGTTCTGCAACATAGTCCCCATAACTAACAGTGTGGGTATTACAAGGTATACTGCACATAATCTTCCCGGTTGATCAGTTACTGGAAGGCGACATTCATTTTTAAGTGTCATTTTACTTTATTTATACATATAAAAAATTATGCATAAACGCAATGTTACAGTATACACATGAGCATAAATAAAAATGTACATAATTTGAAAGACTTTTTCGAGTCGACAGGGAAAAGGGTATGAAAGATTATGACGACATTGCCCTTCACTTTGATCATACTAGAGTTAATCAGTGGGTTTGGGTTGAAAGCTGTTTGAAAGATATTAAAGATAATTCTATTGTATACGATATAGGTTGTGGAAATGGTGTTAATATGAAAGTTGATAATCATCGTCTAGTAATGATTGGGTTAGATTCATGTCAGAAATTTGTATCGATTTGCAAAAATAAAAATTTAAATGTTGTTGAAGGATGTATGACACAACTTCCTTTTCGTTCCAAATCTGCAGACACAATTTTGTGTATTGCATCTTTTCATCATTTAAAGAATTACAATGACAGAGTATCTTGTTTAAACGAGTTGAATAGATGTTTGAAAGAAAAAGGAGAAGTCATATTATCTGTCTGGTCAATCAACCAACCCTTGAAAACTAGAAGAAAGTTTTCTAATTATGGAGACACAGTAGTGACTTGGAACAAATACGGATCTATATATAAACGTTACTATTACATTTTCAAACTAGAAGAAATTAAACAACTGTTTCAAAAATGTGGATTTTTTATAAAAAAACACACTTATGATTATGGAAATGAAATTTTTCATCTTGTTAAAATTATTGTATAGTAAAGTTGTATACTCTTAAAGTCTTAGAGTTTTAAAGTCTTAGAGTTTTAAAGTCTTAGAGTTTTAAAGTCTTGGAGTAAAATTATATCAATACGTTTTTTGCTTCTTGTTGTCTGGCATTTGATTATCAATTATCTTTTTGAAACTTTGAAATTCCTCCGGTATCTGTTCATTCTTGTACCATTTCATAGTTCTTTTTAAAGTATTAGTCTTGTACATGTAATATGACTTATAAGTTGGTATCGCCAGTAAATTTTTCTCTTTATCGTAGTGTGCACACTGTTTAAATATTTCATCTTCGATTGCAATTGCAACAAACCTGACAGAAGATGGTATTTCATGAAACGATAGTTTTTTAGTATCATACTCTTTAATGGATATTTTTTTAAAAATTGGTGTAGGAAACGTCAACAATGTATCATAGTACTGCTGACACTTGTGTACCTTCTTGTACCTTCTTGTGTATTCCAAGCACATCTCATGACCATGTTGAAGTGCCCAGTCGAAATTTTCGGAAGAGTGTCGAATCCATTTTGTAGAAGGATGATTGTTATGAGTTTCCTTGTACAAACTAAATGGAAAAACAATAGGTGTTCTTGCATATCGAATAGCAGTACATAGCATTTGTAACGTTTCTAAAATCATTTTGACGGTGTGGACGTCCGACTGAAGCAACGCAGCTTTGCGGGCATCGTCGTGCAGAAAGAACAAGTTCATGAAGCCTATGTTGGTCTTGTAGGATGTAAACGGTAGTCTTGCTTTGACATTTTATGACTACCTTTTTTTAAATGCAGTTTTATCCAAACTGGATTTTCATAGTGCCAAGAATCATTTATAACATAAAATAATAATGTTTAAAATTAGTATACAAAAACGGGAAAAAAAATAATAGTTATAAAAAATGAACTGGAACGTACAAGAAAAGCTTAAAGAAGTAAAAAATGTTGCTCTAGATAGACTTAAAAAAAAAAGTATGAGTGTAAGTTTTATATACATGTTTACAATGCAGGGATGTGTACACTGTGCAGAGTTTAAAGAAAAGAAAATGGGGGAAATCGTGAATGGTATAAAGAACAAGTACGAATATAAAGTATGCGACATAACAGAATCACCTTACTACAAACAGATACTTTTTAGTGCTGATGTGCATCAAGTACCGACAATTTTATTATTTTCAAAAGGGAAAGTATCTTCATACACTCCCGATCAGTTTATCTCAACTCTTTAAAAATGTCCGATTTCATGGATTTTGAAGAAGTTTTATATTGGTATTATTCAAAACAACCAAAACTGAAGAAAAAAAGTTGTTGGAAAAATAGAGATTTGGTGACCAAATACGAAAAAAAAATGTCAGACTTGAAAATGTCAAAAAAACGAGCTAAAAAGTTGTATACTTATAATACGCTTGAAAATCAATATGATCACGTTATAATAAATCCACCGGATTATGTAGACTACGAAAACAAGCATGAATTCTTAAAAATGTACTTAGACTGGGCTAAAAAATGGTTACATGAAGCTTTAAAAAAATAAATTTACCTCCATCTTTTTATAGGTTTCTTATACCTTTCTTTCACAAACTTTTCTGCATATAAATGTCTCTTTTCTTTTTTTATTAAATCTAAAACTATTGGTTCCAAGTCTATTTCAGTTTTTCTTTCAATAGGAACTCTTATCGGAAGACAATTTTCCTGTGTATTTGTTCTCTTGAAAAAATCACTCCCTCCTTCTCTAGTTGTTGATACAGTAGATGAGTATAATGTTTGTTCGTGTATTTTACATTTATTTAAAATTTGAAAATATCGTTTTTCTAAACACCCAAGTTTCAATTCACGAAGGTTCATTTTTTTTTTTGTTTTTTTTATTTTGTTTCTTTCAAACTGATTATAAATGTTTGTAAAGTATGTCCTAAAAAAAATATTAATTATTAATAAAATGTCTAAGAAGATAGAAGTACCAAGCGTGTGTGTATTGAAATTCGAAGCAACCTGGTGTGGTCCGTGTAAGGAAGTAAAGCCTTATATTGATGATATTAAAAAAAAATATGCCGAAATAAAAATTGTACCTGTTGATGCGGATGAAAATAAAGATTTGTGTGACAAGTATAGTATTAAAAAACTACCTACATTTTTGTTTATAAACGGAAAAAATATAACAAGTGTTATTGGTACGAACCGACAACAGTTGGATATCGAGTTTTCAAGATTAAGTTATTCTATTTTGAATCAGAATAATATACCTTCCTCTGAAGAATCCAGAGTACCTTTAGTGGAACGATGATGACCACAGAAACACGCTGGAAAATTACATTTCATGAACCTTCTGCAATAAAAACAGTAGTATCTTCTATCGTTGGAATGATGTCTAGAGCAGAATTTCAGTTGAAAAAACTAAAAAAAGAAGATGGTAGTGAAGGATACTATTTATCTGTAGATATTACAGATTTAACAAGAGTTTGTTGTGTTTCGTCTCGTCTATCCGTAGATGAATATGAAAATATACCAGAAGAATTATCATTTGTTTTGGACTTGAAAGAAACACTAACTGCATTAAAATGTATGCAACCGAGGTATACTGTTGAAATAGGAGGAAAAGTAGGAGGACATCAAATAGAGATAAGAGGTTTTGACGTAAACGATAGAGCTAGAGATACAACCTGTTCATTAGGTACACGAATTGCCGAAGAAACTAACTTTAAACCTCCTATTTTTACATACAAAATGCAAGTCGAAATTGATTTAAATATGCTAAAGGCTAATTTGAACAATGGAAAAGCTATAGGAGCAGAACTTTTGAAGTTTCAAGTTTTATCAAAAACGGACGAAAAGGGAACTACAAAATGTGTAACAATATTTACATGTGAAGGTGGAACTTCCAAAATTAAAGATACAATGAGATGTGTAACCGAAACAGATCCAGTTGATGGAAGTATATGTGTAAGAGAATCTTCCGACATTGAAACTTATGATGGTATTAATATTGAAGACCTTATAACGTTATATGAAGGAACGTTTAGTTCCTCAAACTTGAATGCGTTTGTAAATGCTTTACCTGGTCCACCAAAGTCGAAACTAATTGCAAACATTAAAAAAAATATGCCACTATGCCTAACTTATCTAATTGGAGATGAAATTCACTCTAGTTACATCAAACTTTTAGTTGCACCAAGAACAGTTGATGATAACGAAGAAAATGCCGATAATGATATGGAAGAGGATTAGTATTTTTTTTGTAACATGTAACCGGCTGTAATTCCAATAATAACAAGAATTATAGCATATAATGTAGTAGTAGTGTCTGATTCATTCAAACAAGTTTTTCTTATAAAATCTTTATCCTTTTTAGTAAGATGTTGTGACACATCTTCACCAACAGTTTCCAAAGCTTCCATGACGGCTTTTACGGTTTTCTCAGAATCAACTTCAACTTCATTTACTTCTTCGGACTCTATTGATACTTCTTTCGAAGCTTTTGCAGATGTAGTTGGTTGAATTCTTGGTGGAACTAGTTTAGCTCCTTGTGATTGTCTCATGAAATATTCACTTCTTTCAGTTGAGAAATCTGCAGCATTTTTTTTATTGGTTTCCTTAGAACTCATTATGTTTTTTATGTAAACTAAAAAAAAATTGACGGATTAATTAAAAACCTCGCATCTGAGCTATGCTTTTTTGACTACTTTTTTTAATTTTTGTACTACTAGATACGGGTACATTTTTATTTGTGGACACGGTTTTACAAGCTGTGTAATAAATTCTGTAAACTGAAACAATAGATAACATTGCAAGTAATGACATTGCTGCAATCGTCCATGGATCTCCGAAGTTTACGGTAAATTCTGTTGGTACAGGAGGAGACGATGGTAAAGGAGGTGATGGTGGTTGTGGATTCTGTATATTAGTTAAAACACGAGTTACATGTTGAGTATACGCGTTAGTTGTATCATTTATACTATTCTTACTACTTGTACTCATTTTTAAATAATACTAGAAAAGAATAATAGACACTCAACTATTTTTTTTTTTTATATGGTATATTAAATTTTGGTTTTCATTACTTACGTAATCAAATATTTTTTTTACATTAAGTTTTATATTTTCAATATATTTTATAACTATTAGTTGGTTATAAATCAAAAATGGGTTTATTAAAGTGAGGCAAGCAAACGTTAAAAACATCGTCCTTACTTTATTGTGGTCTTTTCTATCTTGAAAAAGAAAGCAAATGTCGCAAAATGGTATAACTCTACTTGGAATTACATGAAACATTTCCAAGAACAATAATACAAAAAAATACGCCATTTTTATTTTTTCGGTGTAAGAAGTAAAGTCTTTCAAGTAATAAATCATACATGTAATGGAACCACATCCCAATAATGGGCCATATCTCATAGAACTAAACAACCCAAGTATAAAATATAACAGTACTTTGTAACTTTTGTTTACTTCTTTTGTATTACGTAATAGAGAAACTAAAACTTTATATTTTTTTAATTTATTATTGAGATATTTTGTTTCGACATAGTTTTTTTCATCCTCAAAAATTGTAACTGAAGACTCGTCGCTTAAAATTTCCATTAACCCTTTAAACTCTATTATAATAATTTGATTTGGAATTAACTTTTGTTTTACTAGCAGTATTTTTACTTTTTTTACTCGGTACACTTTTATTACGTGGTTTACTCGGTACACTTTTATTACGTGGTTTACTCGGTACACTTTTATTACGTGGTTTACTCGGTACACTTTTATTACGTGGTTTACTCGGTACACTTTTATTACGCGTCGGCACAACTCGATTGTTTTTATTTCTAACAATGTTTGTTCTGTCTTGAGTTCTCGTGAGTATAACACCGTCTTTTTGTTTTCTATTTCTTGACATGTAAGCTCCACAACCACATAAAATTAGTAAAACAATTACAATTGAGATAACAATTACTATAGTATTGTTACTATTGTTTTCTTCATTTGGTTTAGTTTCACCACTGTCAAAAATGTCTGGAACAGTATCTTTGAATTTTATAGATGGAACACTATATGAAAGAACTTTATACTTGTTTGAAAACCAACTTGATATTTCAACAACACTTGTTTTTGTTGCCTTGTCCTCTGCTTTTATCGCTTTTACAACACTGTCGTATAAAAGAGTATATGTTACAACAACAGTTCCTGAACTTATGATGACAACTATATCAATTGAACCCGGAAATTCTAGCTTTAATCGTTCTTTTATTTCTATAGTTTCGGCTTCCGTAAATGAAGATATATCTCCTTCTACAGTAAACGAGGATTCCACAATTTGAAATTGACTTTCCTTGTCCAAATCTATGACAGATAAAGGTGATGGTGGAAGTGAAGGTGGTGGGGGGGGTAGTGGAGGGAATGAAGGTGATGGGAGAAGTGGTGGACGAGAAGGTGGATGTGATGGAGGTGGAGATGAAGGTGGGTGTGACGGAGGAGGTGAGAATGGGAGAGGTGGAGATGGTGGAGGTGAAGGAGGTGAAGAGGGAGTAGGTGGAGATGGAGGAGGTGGAGAAGGAGGAGGAGATGGTGGAGGAGATGGAGGTGGAGGAGATGGAGGAGGTGGTGATGGAGGCGGAGAAGGAGGAGGCAATGGAGGTGGAAATGGAGGCGGGGGTGCGAGTTCTGCAGATGTAGCAGCAACTACTAAACCTTCACCAAATCCTCCTTCAAATGAAATTCCTCCATATTGCAACCTTCTTCTTGATTTTTTATAATACTCGTATTTAAGTCTATTGTAAATAAATACCTGATCTTCATAGTTTTCGGATTGTGTAAACAGTTTCATATCTACATCTACGAGCTCAATCTCAGCTTTAAATGGTCGTATCACAACGGATGTGGAAATCATCCATATGTAGTTTGTTGATATTTCTCCTTCAATATTTCCCAAAAACTCAAAGTCTCTTTTGAATGTAGATGAGATTATACTTGTTTTAGTTCTAGGGTTTAGTTTTATTGCACTTTCCTTTCTAATACTGTACCATATAATGTCAACGTCTACGCTGTCAGGATTTGTTTCCGCATCGGAATAACACTCTAGTAAGACATACGTATTATTTAAAACATCTTTTTGTAAATTATAATTCGACGAAAACTGTGTACCATTAACTCCACATATAATTGAATCTTGTGGATGGAAAAACTCATAATTCTCTATAACAATTTCGTATATTCTCAAGTTTTTTTCCATATACTCCAAATGATAATTTATAGTTTCTGTATCAGAAACACAATTTATACCGGATGAGTTAAAAACAGTTGTTTGTGTCTCCGGACAAACTATACCAGGGTTTGTAACATTTTTTATTATACTTCTAATAACTTTGGGAACTATATCTCTACTTCTTTTAAAGATTGGTAACTTTGATCTAATATCTTGAGCCAAATATGTGAAAGAGTTTCTGGGAACTTTATTGAAAACTGTGGATATTGTAGGGAAAAATTTCCAAGATATACCCTTTGTAGAACTATTCGCAAACGGATAGTCAGTTCCCTCACCAACGGGAACATGAGGAGGATACGGAGGCGTTCTGGGGGGAGGTGGGGAAGGTGGAGGTGAAGGCGGAGGTTCTGGAGGGGGTGAAGGTGGGGGAGGGAAAGGTGGTGGTGAAGGAGGAGGTGGAGATGGAGGAGGAGGAGAAGGAGGAGGTGGAGATGGAGGAGGAGGAGAAGGAGGAGGAGGAGATGGTGGCGGAACAGGTGGCGGAGAAGGAGGTGGAGACGGAGGTGGAGAAGGAGGTGGAGACGGAGGTGGAGAAGGAGGTGGAGAAGGAGGTGGAGAAGGAGGTGGAGAAGGAGGTGGAGAAGGA